AGTCGTACCTATTAGTTTAAACTATCCATTCTTCTTTAAACCAATACAAGATGGTATGGATAGACCTAAATCCGAACTAGCATATAGAGTTCCTGCTAGTAAGTTTACAAGGAAGAAAATGACCGCTACAGATGGATTGGAAAACATACAGGGATTAGATACAACTATTGACTGGAGGAATACTGGGGATAATAGTTATGATGGTGAGAAACTAAACTTATTAGTGCACGATGAAAGCGGTAAATGGGAGAGACCTGATAATATATTAAATAATTGGAGAGTTACGAAGACATGTCTAAGATTAGGTAGTAGAATCGTTGGAAAATGTATGATGGGATCAACATCTAATGCTTTGGATAAAGGAGGGGATAACTTTAAAAAACTATATAATGCTTCAGACGTCACTTCAAGAAATCGTAACGGACAGACAAAGTCTGGTTTATATTCTTTGTTTATCCCAATGGAATGGAACTACGAAGGATTTATTGACGAGTACGGATATCCAGTTTTTGATAATCCAAGTAATGATGTCTTCGGACCAGATGGCGAATTAATAGATTACGGTATAATTGAACATTGGAACAATGAAGCTGAGGGATTAAAATCTGATCATGATGCTTTAAATGAGTTTTACAGACAATTTCCAAGAACCACAGAACATGCGTTTAGAGACGAAACAAGAAATAGTATATTCAATCTAGTTAGATTGTATGATCAAATAGATTATAACGAAGGAATAGGAAGTTCTTCTGTTGTAAATACTGGAAATTTTCAATGGGTTAATGGAATAAAAGATACACAAGTTATATTTTACCCGGATCCAAAAGGTAGATTTAAAGTAAGTTGGGTTCCTTCTACACACATGCAAAACAAGATTGTTGTAAAAAACGGGATAAAATATCCAGCGAACGAGCATATGGGAGCTTTTGGATGTGATAGTTACGATATATCAGGAACGGTAGACAGAAGAGGATCTAATGGAGCATTACATGGTTTAACTAAATTTTCTATGGAAGACGCTCCTCCTAATCAATTTTTCTTAGAGTATATCGCAAGACCGCAGACAGCTGAGATATTTTTTGAAGACGTATTGATGTCTTTAGTGTTTTACGGAATGCCACTATTATGTGAAAATAATAAACCTAGATTATTATATTATTTGAGAAGAAGAGGTTATAGAGGTTATTCTATGAATAGACCAGATAGAACTTGGAATAAACTATCTGTAACAGAAAAAGAAATAGGTGGAATACCTAACTCAAGTGAAGACATTAAACAAGCTCATGCTGCGGCTATCGAAATGTATATACAGCAATATGTCGGAGATATAGGTAATGGAAACTACGGTAATATGTATTTTAATAGGACTTTAAACGATTGGGCTAAATTCGATATAACAAAGAGAACAAAGTTTGATGCGTCTATAAGTTCTGGATTAGCAATAATGGCGTGTAATAGACATTTGTACGCTCCAAACGCGAAAATTGAAAAACAAGCGATAAATTTAAATGTTGGTAGATACTCCAACAAGGGTAGTATATCAAGATTAATTAAAGAATAATATGAGAAGAAAAGGAAACTTCCCAAGTCAAATAGTTAGTGATAAAGAAAAACTTAGTAAAGAATACGGTTTAAAAGTTGCCCGTGCTATAGAAAGCGAGTGGTTTGATGATTCTGGATATAACAATAGTAGATATTTAACAGACAATAATAACTTTCACAAACTACGTTTGTACGCTAGAGGAGAACAATCAATTCAAAAATATAAAGATGAATTATCTATAAATGGTGATTTATCTTATTTAAATTTAGATTGGAAACCCGTTCCGATAATACCAAAGTTTGTAGATATAGTAGTCAACGGTATGACTGAAAGACTATTTAAGGTGAATGCTTACTCTCAAGATCCTTTTGGAGTTGAAAAGAGAACTAAATATATGGAGTCTATACAAAAAGATATGGATACCGCTGAGTTTAATGATATGGCCCAAAACCTCATGAACATGGATCTTTATGAGAATAAAAAAGAAGATCTACCTGAGAATGAAGACGAACTAGCATTACACATGCAGTTAAATTATAAGCAAGCTGTAGAAATAGCAGAGGAACAAGCTATAAATACTTTGTTAGAAGGAAATAAATACAACTTAACGAAAAAAAGATTATATTATGATTTAACAGTATTAGGTATAGCAGCAGTGAAAACATCTTTTAATAAATCAGAAGGAGTAGTGATTGACTATGTTGATCCTGCTAATTTGGTTTATTCTTATACTGATTCTCCATATTTTGAAGATATTTATTATGTAGGAGAAATTAAAGAAATCCCGATCAACGAACTTGTTAAACAGTTTCCAGATTTAACAAATGAAGATTTAGAAGATATAGATAAAAATAATTTCAAAGGAGCGGCAAGAAGTGTTAGACAACGTTTTAGCAATGATGATAATGATAAAAACAAAATAAGTATACTTTATTTTAATTACAAAACTTTCGTAAATGAAGTTTATAAAATGAAAGAAACTGGTACTGGAGGAGATAAAGCTATAGAAAAAGACGATTCTTTTAATCCACCTGAAAATAAAGAAGGTGATTTTAGTAAATTAGATAGAAAAGTAGAATGTTTATATGAAGGAGCTTTAATTTTAGGTACAGATAAATTACTTAAATGGGAGAAAGCTAGGAATATGATGAGGACTAAAAGTGATTTTACTAAAGTCAAAATGAATTATAACATTGTAGCACCTAGAATGTATAACGGAAGAATAGAAAGTATAGTTAGTAGAGTAACGGGTTTTGCTGACATGATTCAACTTACACATTTGAAACTCCAACAAGTAATGTCTAGAATAACTCCTGATGGAATTTATCTAGACGCAGATGGATTAGCAGAAATAGATTTAGGGAATGGAACAAACTATAATCCACAAGAAGCTTTAAACATGTTCTTTCAAACAGGTAGTATTATAGGTAGGAGTTTCACAGCTGATGGTGATCAAAATCCAGGCAAAATGCCTATCCAAGAAATTCAATCAGGAGGTGGACAAAAAATGCAAAGTTTAATCGGTACGTATAACTATTATTTACAAATGATAAGGGATGTGACTGGATTAAACGAAGCCTCTGATGGTTCTATGCCTGCAGAAAGATCTTTAGTCGGTATACAGAAAATAGCTGCGGCAAATTCAAATACTGCAACTCGACATATATTAAACTCGGGATTATTCCTAACAGCAGATGTGGCTGAACAATTGTCACTTAGAATTTCAGATATTATAGAGTATTCTCCAACTAAAGAAGCTTTCATTGAATCTATCGGGGCGCATAACGTGGCTACTCTTGAGGAGATGTCCGAGTTACATTTATATGATTTTGGTATATTTTTAGAGTTAGAACCTGACGAAGAAGAAAAACAACTACTAGAAAACAATATCCAAACTGCTTTATCACAACAAAGTATAGAGTTAGAAGATGCTATCGACTTAAGGGCTATTAAAAATATCAAACTTTCTAATCAGTTATTGAAACTTAGAAGAAAAAGAAAAGGAGAAATAGATCAACAAAATACTTTGGAACAAACCCGAGCGCAGGGAGACGCTCAAGCAAAAGCTGCTCAAGCTCAAGTTGACGCTGAAAGGCAGAAACAAGAGGCGATTATGGAAACGCAACTACAATTAGAAGATGCTAAAATAATGGGTAAACAAAAAATATTGGATCAAGAGGGTAATATTAAAGAAAGACTAATGCAGTTAGAATTTCAATATGAAATGCAGTTGAAACAATTAGAAGCTCAAACTAAATCAGCAACACAGTTACTAGTTGAGAACCGCAAAGACGATAGAACAAAAATGCAAGCAACACAACAATCAGCAATGATTGATCAGAAGGAAAATCAAAAACCATCTCAAGACTTCCAAAATCCAAGTGGCGGTTTAGGAGGATTTGATTTAGGTATGTAAAATTATTAACTATTATTATATTATATTATGGCAAAGAAAAAAGAAGAACCAATCGTAGATAACGAAACTGGTTCATTAAAAGTAAAAGAATAAACTGAAAAACAACCAGATGGTAATGAAACTAAAGAAAACGTTACCAAGGTTAAAGAAAAAATGAAAACAAAACCACAAGTTATTGAAGAGACGATAACTAAGGTTAATTTAGATGAACCAGCA